AGGAAGGCCAGAACCCCAAGGGCGGCCTGAATGCCAAGGGACGCGCCTCTGCCAAGGCCCAAGGCATGAACCTGAAGCCCCCTGCGCCGAACCCGAAAACCGAGAAGGACGCCGCACGGCGCAAGTCGTTCTGCGCTCGCATGGGCGGGATGCCTGGGCCGATGAAGGACGAGAAGGGCAAGCCTACCCGCAAGGCGCTGGCCCTGAAGGCGTGGAACTGCTGACATGGCCGCAATCCCCATCGTCAGCGGCATCTACACAGACAACGGCCCTGACCTGCGCACGGCCTACCCGGTCAACTTCTTCGTCACGCCCAAGGGCAGCGGCATCAGCGATGCCTACCTGCGGCCGGCTGACGGGATCGTGAGCGATGGCACCGGCCCAGGCACTGACCGGGGCGGCATCGAGTGGCGCAACACGCTCTATCGCGTCATGGGCACCAAGCTGGTGAGCATTGCCAGCAATGGCGCCGTCACCGAATTGGGCGATGTGGGCGGCCCCGTGGATGAACTGGTCGCGTTCGACTACTCGTTCGACCGCCTGGCCGTCGTGTCCGGTGGCCGGTTGTACTACTGGAATGGCGCCACGCTCACGCAGGTGACGGACCCGGACCTGGGCACGGTGCTGGTCGATGTGGTGTGGGTTGACGGCTATTTCATGGTCACGGACGGCGAGTTCCTGGTGGTCACCGAGCTGAGCGACCCGACGCAGGTCAACCCCCTGAAGTACGGTTCATCCGAGGTGGACCCTGACCCGGTGGTGGCCCTGCTGAAGCTGCGCAACGAGGTCTATGCGCTGAACCGGCACACCATCGAGGTGTTCGACAACGTGGGCGGTGACCTGTTCCCCTTCGGGCGCATCGACGGCGCGCAGATCCAGAAGGGCGCCATCGGCACCTTTGCGTGCTGCGTCTTCAACGAGATGATCGCCTTCATGGGCTCCGGCCGAAACGAGGCCCCCGGCATCTACATGGCCGCCAATGCCACGGCGCAGAAGATCAGCACCGACGAGATTGACCGCCTATTGCTGACCTACACCGAGTCGCAACTGTCGCGGGTGAAGCTCGAAGCCCGCAATGACAAGAACCACCAACTGCTGTACGTCCATCTGCCTGACCGCACGGTGGTGTTCGACCTCGCGGCTTCCGAGGCGCTGAAACAGCCGATCTGGACGACCCTGACCACCACGCTCACGGGCTTCGCGCAGTACCGGGCGCGCAACTTCGTCTGGGCCTATAACCAATGGTGTATCGGCGACCCGTCGTCATCGGCCATCGGGCACTTCGTGGACGCGCGCAGCGACCATTGGGGCCAGACGGTGCGCTGGGAGTTCGGCACGATCATCGTCTACAACGCCGGCAGCGGCGCCCTGTTCCACGAACTGGAACTGGTGGCGCTCACGGGCCGCGTGGCGCTGGGGCTGGACCCGCAGATCAGCACCAGCTACTCCCTCGATGGCTCGGCCTGGGGCCAGGATCACTACATCCGCGCCGGGGCCATCGGCAACCGCACGAAACGCCTGGTGTGGCTACGGCAGGGATCCATGCGCCACTGGCGTATGCAGCGGTTTCGGGGTGACAGTCAGGCGCACCTGTCGTTTGCCCGCCTGGAGGCGCAGATCGAGGCGCTGGCGTACTGATGGCCACTTCGAAGCTCAACCTCACGCGGGATCAACTCGCGTCGTTCCTGCAAGACCATGAGCAGGTGCGGCAGTTCGAGCGCCTGTTTTCAAACGTGCGCGAACTGGAGCCCACCACGCTGGTGGATCTGGCCATCGCTGCGGGCACTGCTGACCAGAAGGCTACCGAGGCGCTGGACGCTGTGACCACGCTGGCGCAGGACACCGCGCTGCAAGCCGAGGCCAAGGCGCAGCAGGCGCTGGACGCCGTCGAGCAAATGCGCACGGCGCTGGAACTGCTGACCACGGCACCGCCACCGCGTGAGTTCAAGCGCTCTCGCTACGGGTCGTTTTACAGCACCGCCACGCAAACCGCGACGACCATCAACACGGCCACCGGGGTAACGCTGAACACGACGGACCTGTCATCCGGCGTGTTCCTGAGCGGTTCCCCGCAGACGCGCATCAACGTGGACACGGACGGCATTTACAACCTGCAACTGTCCATCCAACTTGACAAGACCGCTGGCGGAACTGCCGAGTTCTACATCTGGTTTCGCAAGAATGGCGCGGACGTTACGGACTCGGCCAGTCAGATCAGAATCCAGGGCAACAACGCCGAGATTTTCTCGGCGCTCAATTACTTCTTCAGCCTCAAGGCCGGCGATTACGTCGAGGTCATGTTTTCGGTGAGCGACCTGTCAGTGGAACTGCTGGCCGTGCCCGCCGCTGCTCCGCATCCGGGCATTCCGTCCATCATCGTTACCGTGTCCAACAACATCCAGGGGTTCCAATGACCGTCACCGTCAAAGTCCTCGTCCCTCCCAAGCAACTGGAGGCCACGCAGACCACGCAATACACCGCGACCAACGCCAAGGCCATCATCGACAAGGCCACGGTGACGAACACCGACACGGTGAACCGCACGTTCTCCGTCAACCTCGTCACCTCGGGCGGCTCGGCTGGCAATGCCAACCTCGTCATCGACGACCGCACCGTGGTGTCCGGTGAAACCTATCTGTGCCAGGAACTGGTGGGCCAGGCGCTGGAGTCGGGCGGGTTCATCTCCACCGTCGCCAGCGCGGCCACGGCGCTGACGCTGCGGGTGTCTGGACGCGAAATCACCTGACGGGTATGATGCACGCGCCGAGTTCATGGCTTCCGGCAGCCTCTGAGGACGCCATGAGTTACAGCCTGCGCACGCATTTCGACTCGCTGATGCTGCCCGCCGACGCTGCGGAGTGGCTACTCATGCTGTGGCAGAGCATCCAGACGTTCGACGACTACGCCGATGACGATTCTGTTAGGCGCGAGGCGCTGGACGCGACGATCTGGAACGTCTTGGTGGCCATGCCGCAAAACACGTTTTTCTCGCGCCATGTGACCGAACTGGCGCCACTGCTGGGCTCGATGGTGCTGAAGTGGCAAGCCTCTGACCGCGTGGAGCGCGAAGGCAACGCATCGGCTCAATCCTACGTCTGGCGGGCCGGCTACTACGAACTGGTGCTGGCCGCCGTGCGTCTGTGCCACGGCCCTGTGGCGGCGGCTTCGGTGGCTCACAAGGTGCTGGGCATGTACGGCGAGAAGCTGGACGACTATCTGACCGAGTTCAAAAAAGGAGGCAGCGATGCCTAATCCCGTAGTCGCGATTGCCGGGAGTTCCGTCCTCGGATCGATCACGCAGTCCCGTGCAGCCAGCAAGGCCGCAGGCGCACAGACGCAAGCCGCCGAGATGGGGATTGAGGAGCAGCGGCGTCAATTCGACGAGATGCAGAAGCTGCTGGCACCGTACACGCAGGCCGGACAACCAGCGTTGCAGGGCATGCAGAACCTCATCGGCCTGGGTGGCGCAGAGGCGCAGCAGCAGGCCATCTCTGGCATCGAGCAGAGTCCGCTGTTTCAGGCGCTGACCCGTCAGGGTGAGGAGGCGATCCTGCAACGCGCATCGGCCACTGGTGGGCTGCGTGGCGGCAACGTGCAGGCCGCGCTGGCGCAGTTCCGGCCTCAGATGCTCCAACAGGCGCTGGAGCAGCAGTACAGCCGACTCGGCGGCCTGACATCGCTGGGCCAGCAGTCTGCGGCTCGCGTGGGCGCGGCAGGTATGAACACTGGCGTGAACGTGGGCAACCTGCTGCAACAGCAGGGCGCAGCGCAGGCCGGCGGGGCGCTGGGGCGTGGCGCTGCGTTTGGTCAGTTTGCTCAGATTCCGGGGATGTTAGGCGGGTATCAGTTGCAGACCGGAAAGGACATTTTCGGTAGTCTGTTTGGTGGCACGCCCATTCAGCCCGGTGTAATCAGCGGCCTGCCGTCCTACGCGGTCATGCCCGGTCCTTGAGGGTCAAAGTCATGGTCCAGCCGTTCAACTACGTTATCCCCCAGGCAGACCCGTTTGCTGGGGTGCTGCAGGGCTTGAAGCTGGGTGCTTCGATGCAGCAGATGGAGGCTGCGCGGGCGAAGCGTGAGATGGACCTCGCGGCGCAGCGACAGGCCATGGCGCAGCAACAGCAGGCCATGGATCGACAGCAGCAACTCGGACAGGCTATGCATGGCCTGATGGCCAAGCAGAACCCGACATTCGCAGACTATCAGGCCGTGGCCGCGCTGGCTCCGAAGGATCAAGCCGAAGCGGTTCTGAAGTCATGGGGCGAGCTGTCCAAAGAGCAGCAGGGCAACGATCTGCGGTTCGGCGCTCAGGTGCTGTCAGCGTTTCAGGTTGGCAGCCCTGACGTTGGCGTCAGTTTGCTTGAGCAACGCGCCCAAGCCGAGCGCAATTCGGGCCGCGAGGAGCAGGCCAGGGCATACGAAACCTGGGCGCAACTGGCGAAGATTGACCCGAAGTCGGCGCAGAGCACCATAGGCGTGATGCTGGCCGGCCTGCCTGGTGGTGATAAGGTGGTCGAGTCTGTGGGGAGGGTCGCGGAGCAGCGCAGGCAGTCTGAAATGTTTGGCCCGGCCCTGATAGAGGCCAGAGCAAAATCAGACAAGGCAGTTGCAGACGCAATTACGGCTCAGGCCACGGCAACAAATGCCCCAGAACGAGCAGCAGCAGACGCTGCGCTTGCAAGGGCGCAAGCCGACAAGGCGAAGGTTGATGCCAAGTTTGCAGAACAAAACGTCTTGGCCGACCTGCAAAAGAAAGCCGCAGATTTGGGGTTGACGCGAGCGCAAACGAACTCGGCTATCGCGCAAACCAGAAAGCTGGGCGTTGAAACCGCAACGGCGGCATTGCAGCTTGAGGCGTTGAAGGCGTCTGGTGGCGTTGACCCTCAAAAGAAGTTTGACCAAGAGGAGAAAATCCGCAGGGAATGGCAGGCGCGTAGCAAGGTCTTCAGTGATTTGAGCGGAACTTTTTCCAACATCCAGGCATCGGCAGGCGCAAAAACTGGCCCTGGCGACATTGCCCTGATCACGGGGTTCATGAAGATGCTGGACCCCGGCTCTGTGGTACGCGAGACGGAATTCGCCACTGCACGGGACACCGCTGGGTTGTTTGATCGCTTGGCGAACCAGGCTCAGAAGCTGCAAAGCGGACAGATATTTTCTCTGGACTCAAAGCAGCGTCAGGAATACGTCACGCTGGCAAAACAGTATCTTGATGCGGCGCAGAAGAAGGCCGATCAGGAGAAAAAGGACTTGGGCGTGGTAGTGAAGAACTATGCCCTCAACCCCGAAAACGTGTTTGGGATCAGTACCCCATCGGCACCGAACCAACCTGCCGCCGTGCCGCCACGGGGTGCAGCACAACCTGCTGCTGGTCAGCGCAACGTGACGGTGGACTTCTAACATGCCGTACTCCATCACCACCAAAGACGGCATCACGATCCAGAACATCCCCGACGATGTTGCGCCGGATGCTCCAGAACTGAAGGCGCGTGTCGCTCAGATTCGTGCAGCTGGTGGTGCGCAGGCTGTGGAGCCCAAGGCCCCAGAGACAACGGTTACGGGCCTAGGCGGGGCCGTCACGCGCGGCCTAGCGCTTCCTGCGGCTGGTGCTGCATTGGGCGCTGCGATGGGCGCCCCATTGGCTGGCGTTGGTGCCATCCCTGGAGCCCTGGCGGGGGCTGGTGCCGCTACGATTGCCGGCATGGTGGGCGATCCCATCGTGGGCACCGTCAACCGGATGCTGGGCACCAAGTACACGATGCCGACGCAGGCCATGGAAGACCTTCTGACGCGCATCGGCGTAGCGCAACCGAAGACCGAGGCGGAGCGCATCGTTCAGGCCACATCCGCAGGCGCTGCGGGCGCTGGAGGCATGGCCGCGCTGGGACGCACAGTTCAAACCCTGGCGGGCCAGGCATCCCCTGTGACGCGTGAAGTGGGCCGCATGCTGGCAACTCAACCGGCCACCCAAGTTGCTGGTGGCGCAGGCGCAGGCCTCGCAGGCCAGGCGGCGCAGGAAGCAGGGGCTGGGCCTCTCGGGCAGATCGGAGCTAGTTTGGTGGGAGGCGTAGCCGGCGCTGCCGCAGTGCCACGGCGCACCCCTATGCCTCGCGTCGCTGGTACGGTGGAAGAGGCCACCCAGCGCGGAATTCCCGTGCTGACGTCTGATGTGATGCCGCCAGAGACATTCATGGGCAAGGCCGCGCAGCGCGTCGGTGAGCGCATCCCACTGGTCGGCACAGGGCCGACACGGGCGGCCCAGCAGCGGGCCAGGATTGAAGCCACGCGCGATCTGCTGCGGCAGTATGGCGCCGAGGATGTGGCGAACGTCAGCGATGACGTCATGCGCGATCTGGCCAACAAGCGGGCGGCAGACCTCAACAAGTATTCAAGCCTGAAGAACGAGGTGATCGACAGGCTGGATGCGGCTGGCCCAGTGCCGGTGCCATCAGCCACACAGGCGATTGATGCCAAAGTAGCAGAGCTGCAAGGCCTTCGGTCTGAGCAATACACGCCGATCATCAACGTGCTGCAAGACTGGAAGGCAAGTCTTCAGAACCAAGGACTTAGCAACGTCGAGACCTTGCGCAAGCAGATCGGCGAGGCATTCTCTGCGCCTGAACTGGCGTCAATTCGTACTGCCGGTGAAAAGGCGCTGTCCAGCGTCTACGGCCCCCTCAAGCAAGACATGGAGGCTTTCATCACGGCCACCGGCCAGCGCCGGGATGTGACGAAATGGAAACTGGCAGACAAGCGACTGTCTGACCTGGCCGGCGAGCTTGACATGAACGCGCTGAAGTCTGTTCTGCGCTCTGGTGATGTCACGCCAGAAGTGGTGGACCGTCTGCTGTTCAGCAAGAAGCCGAGCGAGGTGGGCCAGCTTTACAAGAGCCTGACGCCAGCAGGCCAAGCAAACGCCAGAACGGCCATCTTGTCGCGCGCCGCCGAAAAAGCCTACTACCAGCTCGAGGACGGAACTCGCATGTTCAGCCCCGAGAAGTTCAACGCTGAGATCAAGCGGCTGAAGCCGCAGATTGGCGTGTTCTTCCGTGGCGACGATCTGAAACAGGTCGAAGGCCTTTCTCGCGCCCTGACGCTCACGCGCAGGGCCGGCGAGGCTGGCGTTGCCACCGCAACGGGCCAAGAGGCCGTGCCCTTCGTGGCTGGCGGCGTGCTGGCCGAGATGCTGGGCACGATGGGCGCGACCATCGCGGCGGCTGGTGGCATCGGAGCCACGGCACGCTTGTATGAGTCCGCACCAGTGCGCAATCTGATGATTCAGCTTGGCCGCACAGCACCCGGCAGCGCAGAACAAGCCGCGCTTGCCAAGCGGCTGATGTCTGTCATCCAAACACAATCCGAGGCGCTGCAAGGCGCCAACGCAGACTGACCCCAGGAGCCCTCATGCCCGCCCTCAGCATCCAGCCCCCGTTTCCCACATTCACCGACACGGACGGCCAGCCGCTGGAAAACGGCTACATCTGGATCGGCACGGCGAACCAGAACCCGATCACGAACCCGATCGCGGCCTATTGGGACGCGGCGCTGACCGTGACTGCGGCCCAGCCTGTGCGCACGCTGAACGGGTATCCTGTCAATGCGGGCACGCCGGCCAGGCTGTACGTCAATTCGGATTACTCGATCCAGGTGCAGAACAAGAACGGCAGCGTGGTGTATTCGGCGCCTGCGGCGGGGGAGCGTTACGGGAACATCATCACATCTGCCGACATAACCTTTTTGCAAGCCGGCACTGGCGCAGTCACGCGCACGGCGCAGAGCAAAATGCGGGATGTGGTGAGCGTGTTGGACTTTGGCGCGGTGGCTGACGGCGCATTTGTGGCTGGAGCATCCCCCAGCGGTACAGACAACCTTGCCGCGTTTAACGCCGCTCTTGCTGCTGCCGTATCAACTGGCATCAGCTGCGTCTATGTTCCGGGTGGCAAGTATTACTTGTCGGGAAAATTGACGCTGCCGAGCGGAATCACGTTGCAGGGCGATGGTACGGCTTGGCTTCCGGGGTTCCTTTCTGGCGCTGGCAAAGGAACTGCGCTAATGATCAATGGCGCGGTGGGTAACGATTGTTTTGCCTTTGCCGAAAATTCTGGACATTCTGGGCTGCGCGATATTTCAATCTACAACACAAACACCAATGCGATTCGCTCTGTGGTGTCGGTGGTCGGGCATTTGTACCCGCGCATGAAAAACGTCGAGATTGCAAGTCTTCGTAAAACGACTGGTGACGGTTTGTTTCTAGTTCCATCTCAAACTGGCGCTCAATATGAAACGCTGTGGGGTGATTTTGACAATGTGATGGTTACGATCACGGATGTTGGCACTGCCACTGAAGCTAGTGTTCGATGGGGTCTTTTTATTTACGCGCTGCTTTCCAACAAGTCCATTCTTGCCAACTCTTTCAGGGCAGGCCAGTTTGCTGGTACTTGGGGCGGTTTGTACGTTGATGGTAATGTCTCTGGCGCTCGCCCCGTTTCAAATGTGTTTCACGGCACAAAGTTCGACACCAACTGGGACGGTACGTTCACTCCAGTGTTTAAGAGCGCTGCCGCCAATGTGTTCGGGTTCACTAAGGCGAACTGCTATATCTATCCCGTGGTGAGGATAAACCAAGGCGATGGCATTGCATTTCACGGGTGCTATTTCGAGGTTGCCGGTGCGCCTGCGACATACGACGACGGTGTGAATGGGTCGGCGTCTCTGATTGGCGTACTCTGGATCGACAATTCCACAAACTGCCTAAGAACTGGCGCGCTGGATTCTAATTGGAATGGGGTCTATGTCTTTGATGCGGGGACTCAATCGAACATTCAGCCAATAACGGGCGGTTTTAAGCACAATAACCAATCCAACGCAGCAATACTGCTGCGTCAAACTACAGCGCAATCAATCGCCGCTTACTCATTCCAGACAATTCAATTCAGCAACGTGTTGCAGGGCGACGACGCAAACCTAGAGTGGGATTCGGCTACATACAAGGTCAAAATTCGCCAGCCTGGAGTGTATCAAATATCTGGACAAGTATCTTTTGCTGGCTGGGCAACCGCTGGCACATACGCTGTAAGCAGAATTGCCGCAGGTGGTTTCAACATAGTTGGCACATACGCTCCGCAAATTGGTGCTGGAAACCCTATCACGACTACTGCCGCCGTTTCATTGGCGCTGGCAACTGGCGACACCGTAGAACTGCAGGTGCTGCAAAACCAAGGGACCAACCAGTCACTGAACGCAAACGAAAGTATCTTGAGCGTGGTGAAGATTCAATGACCCCACGCCCCGCGCCCCACATCATCCGCTGGTTCCTGCGAACCTTCGGCTACGGCGGCATCACGCTGCCGCCCTTCGGCATCTTCATCCTGGCCGAGCGCATCAACGAGACAGCGCTCGTCAGGCATGAGCAGGCGCACTGGCAACAGGCGCAGCGCATGGGCGTGGTGCGGTTCTACGCGACCTATATCTGGTACACAATCCGACACGGCTATCGGAATAATCCGATGGAACTCCAAGCACGCGAGGCTGAACGATGACGGACGATGACTTCAAGCGCCTTGAGTCCAAGGTAGACAGGCTCACCGAGGCCGTCACCCGGCTTGTGCTGGTGGAGGAAAGGCTTTCCAACCAGGGCGAGCGCATCGGGCGCGTTGAGCAGCGCGTGGCGGCCAGCGAGTCCTACACGCAGAAGCTGGACCGGCGCCTGGAGATGTGGGTCAACCGTGGCATCGGCGTCTGGGGTCTGGCCGTCACGCTGTTTGCGCTGCTGCAGTACGGCACCAAACTGATCGGGAAGTAACCATGCTGCAAGCACTCATCCCGGCCCTAGCGCCCATCCTGTCACGCGTGGCAGGTAACCTATTCCCAGACCCCGAGGCGAAGGCCAAGGCTGAGTCTGAGATGATGCTGGCCCTGCTGGCCAAGCAGACCGAACTGGAGCAGGCTGCGGCTTCCATCGTCAAGGCAGAGGCTGCATCGGATAACTGGCTGGCGTCAAGCTGGCGCCCGGTGGTGATGCTGACCTTCGCTGGCCTTATCGTGGCGAGGTGGTTCGGCTGGGCTGCGCCAAATCTCTCCGAGGCTGAATACCTCAAGCTCTGGTCGATTGTCGAGTTCGGCCTTGGCGGCTATGTCGTCGGCCGCAGCGTCGAGAAGATCGCCCCCAGCGTTGCCGGGGCAATGCGCAAGTGAACTGGTCCGACTACCCCAACTTCACCGAGGCCGAGTTCCGCTGCCGGCACTGCGGCAAGCAGGAAATGAAGCCCGAGTTCATGGGCCGGCTTCAGGCGCTGCGGGATGTCTACAAGCGGCCCATGACGATTACGTCAGGTTATCGCTGTCCTGATAATCCCATCGAGAAGGCCAAGGCCACGCCTGGTATGCACTCCACGGGCCTGGCCTGCGATGTGGGCGTGCAGGGCGCAGACGCGCACGAACTGCTGCGCCTGGCCATGCACCTCGGGTTCGCCGGCATCGGGGTGCAGCAGAAGGGCTCGAAGCGGTTCATCCACCTCGATCTGCGGGCCGCGCCGACGGTGTGGTCGTACTAGGGCGCAAAGATCATCACCAGAACGCCAAGGCCGGCCACGATTGCACTGGCAACGCAGAGTGCTGCGATGACCTCGCCCTCCCAGAACTTGGCTCCGTAAAAGTCGGGGTCATCCTGGCCCAGCTCGGTGCAGGGCTCGGCGGCTTCGGGGTATCGTCCTTGCTGGTCGCAGCCGTGGGGGATGCGTGGGTGTTTCATCTTCCAATCTCCTTAAAAAGCAACGGGCCAGCAGAGTAAATCCACCGGAACTTGGTTCTCGCTGTCGGGTCGGCGCGCTTGGTGCGGGTGACCCAGCCTGATTGCTCAGCGTACTTCAGCGAGGCGGCTACGTTGTTGGGCTTCATGTCCCACTTGATGCCGACGTCGTGGGTTGTCAGCTCTTCTTCGGGATTGCGGGCAAAGAAGACGGCGACGTGGGTGACGATGCTCATGCCTGCCCCCTTGCGCGGATGATGTCGTCGCGGGTCATGTCAACCCCGCCAGTCGAAACGCCACCTCAACCGGCACCGTGGCGTAGACATAAGCCCCGTGCATAGGGCTCCAGAAGTGAATGGTGGTCATACCTTCCCCTCCGCCCGTGCGATGGCGGCGCGGGCAATGCCGCCCAGCATGTCGCGGACGTTGATGGCAATGCCATCGGCCTCGCGGGTAAGGCGCTCAATCAAGCGCAACGCCTCCAGCAGTTCCCCGTTCAGGGCGTGCAGGCTCGCGCAGTTGGAGCAGCGGGGTGGTGCGGAATACACCGGCTTTCCGTTGAACCACGCCACCAGCGTGTATTCCTCCTGCTCCGGCTGCTCCAGCGCGGCCAGTTTTGCTTCTGCCGCCTTAGCCCGCTCGGCCCATTCGTGGATCGCATCAACGTGCGCTTCATGCAGAGTGCATTGCTGCGTCTGGACATCGCCAACCCACCGACAGTTACAGGTCTGCTCCGGCTGCTCCAGCGCAGCCTTGAGGGCGATTACCGCTGGATGGTGCGGCATGAATACAGTCTCCAACGCCTCCAGCGCCTGCTGGGCGGCGGTTCGTAGGTCACTCATAGTTCTTGCTCCTTAAAGCGGCCTCGATAGCATGAGAGAGTTCCGTCATCGACAGCGGCAGCGGTGGCCTCCGCTGAAAACGCTTCTCTCTTTCCAGTTGGATCACGCTCTGTATTTCCTCCTCGCTCAACGAGCGCCACTCGCGGCGGGGTGGGTGGGTGTAGAGGGGGCAAGAAAAGCGATCAACATCGCGCTCCGGGGCGTGAGACTCAAGCCAATGGGCTCTGCACACTTCGCCGCTGTTCGGGTCCATCCACGCCACCGGCTCCTGCTCCGGCTGCTCCAGCGCGGCGCGGAGGTTGATGGCGGCCTGTCTTCCGGCTTGGGATGCCACGGGCGGCGCCAGCGACTGCCACCCGTTCAGTTCTTCCAGAGCTTCAAGCGCCTGCTGGGCGGCTTCGCGTAGGGTTGTCATGTCATGCTCCTTCCAATCTCAGCCGCAGCCCTGACGATGGCGCGGCGGGTGGCGGCGAGGGGGTCGCCGTTGTGCATCTGTGCGATTCGGATCGGGAGCTTGCCGTCTTCAAAGTCGTCAGGGCACGGGGCGACCCCCGCGTAAGTTGCACCAAGGTGCGGGCCGACCGTAAACCCCAACTTCACCGCCAACCGCAGCGCATCGCCGTCGTCGGTGAGGGGGTTCCAAGGAGTCCAGCCCATTTCAGCGCGGATTCGTGGCGTGTCATGAATCCATCCAAACTCAATCCCCGCCGCCTTCGCAGCGGCCTCAAGCAATTCGCGGTCTGTCATTGCCCCTCCCCCGCCATCTCCAACTGCGCTCGCAGCCGGTGGATCCGCGTCTCATGGTAGAACACCATCGCGTTGGCGTAGTCGCGCCCGGTCTGCGCTTCCAGCAGGCCACGCCTGGCCTGGTCCAACTCGCGAGCGATCAACTCCTCGGGGCTCGGGGTGCGGAAGGGGTTGGGGATGCGGATCATTGGTGGACTCCTGAAATGGCGGCAATGCGGCGCGCGTAATGCCAGATGCTGGACGCTTGCTCGATGGCACGTTGCAGGGCTACCGAGTCAGGCTCGGGCGGCGGTGGCGGCGGTGCGATGCGCCAGCGTGCCCAGCGGTTGCTGCTGGACGGCACGATCAGGCCGGCCTGGTGGAGCTGGTGTAGGTAGGTTTTGGCCGTGGCGGCTTCGCATCCGAGGCGGTACGCGACATCGGCCATGGCAACCGGCTGGCGCTCGCGGACGATGGCCAGGGTTTCGGCTTGGCGCGGGGTCATGCGGCTTCCCTCGCGTTCAAGTCCTCGGTCACGCGCTCCGCGCTGCTGCGCGTCAGGCAATCGGCCACCACTGCGGCCGACCCGTCCAGGCCAGCCAAGCGGCGCACGACAAGCCAGCGGTCGCCGGCGGGGACCACGCTGAAAAGGCGCTCGGGCGCCTGCTGCTCAGATTGGCTCATCTGCGGCCTCCAGCGTATCAACAGGCGCCTGCGCTGCGCGGATCTGACCGGCACGAACCTGGGCCGCGTCCATGGCCTCGGTGCGGGCGTCACGGTCCAGCGTGCGGATTGCGGGCCGCAGATCGTTCAGCGCGTCAATGGTCTGCGCGGCGTCGATCTGGCGCATGATGCTGCCGAAGTCTGCGACCTCGACCACCGGCCCCATGTCGCGTGCCGGCGCGGGCGACGCGGAGCCCATGTCTTCGGCCTCCTCGGGCGTGTAGGTGCCGACCACCACGCCTGGAAACACTGTGCGGATGCCTTCCGAAATGCAGCGGGCGCGGAGCATCTGGCGCGGGTAGGACTTCCATGTCGGGTTCTTGGTCAGGCCGGCAGCCGTGGCCATGTCCAGCGTCCATTCGACCTCCACGCTGCCGCCTTGCGGGTGGCTGAACGTGCCAACCACGCGCCGGTCGGTGTATTCGCCCCAGCGCACGCTGCCGCCTGCCGAATGGAAGCGGGCCAGCATGGCGTCGGCCTTGAGCGTGGGCCTGCCGTTGATGACATGGTAGTCACGAGCTGCGATGGCCGGGTGCAGACCTTCAGCCTGCGCGATGAGCATCAGGGCCAAAGCCTGGTCAGCCGTTTTGGTGCCGAATAGGCCAGACTTGGCGACGGCCACGGCCATGCGCTCGACTTGATCGACGGGAACGAGTGCAGTTGTCATGCAGAACTCCTGTGATTACTGTGGTTAGAAGGACACCTTGGCGCGCAGCTTGGCCACGATCTCGTCTGCCTCTGCGCTGAATCCGATGATCTCGCGCTCCAGGCGCGCCTGGAACTCGGGGTTACCCTTGACTCGCTCAACGTAGAGCTGCAGGTCGGCGGGCATGCGCGGGTCGAACGACACGAAATCGCACCACTCGCGGCCCGTCAGCCACATCTGGCCTTGAATCTGCGCCTGGTGATCCTCGGGCATGCCGTTCAGCCACGTTTCGAGGTGGACTTGAGAACTCCACGGGCACTTGATCTCAATCAGGCCGAACGCGCCATCCGGGTCCGTCTCGTCCGTCACCAGGCCGTCAGGGCTCGCGCCGATGGGCAGCTTCGGGTGCGCCACGAAGCCCGTCTCGGTGATCCTGGCCGAGGTGGTGAACTGGTACGCCACGCGGGCGGCGTCTTCGTTCTCGCGGCCCCAGCGCAGCGGTGCGGCGTCGGGCATCTGCACGGGCTGGCCCGTCAGGCGCTCGGTCACGATCTGCCAGAGGTAGCGCGTGCGCTCGGCGCTCGGGTTGCCAAGCTCGCCGGCCTTGGCCTGCGCGGCGGTGGGTTTGTTGCGGGCCAGGACGTCCTTGAAGCGGCTGGCAGTGACCTTGCCGGCGCGGGCAGCGTGCCATTCGTCGGTGCGCTGGGTGTCGGTTAGGGTGGTCATGCGGGTTCTCCGGTGGCTTTTGCGATGGCGGCGCTGGCTTGTTTCACGGCGATAAAGTCTTCTTCGGGCCGATAGCCCTGCATCGGGTCCAATTCTGCCGTGTGCGAAAGCATGGCCTTCAACGCCTCCAGCAGTTCCGGCGCCGCCGCGATCAGGCGGGCGTTGGCGCGGCATTCCTCCTCAAAAATTGCGCCGCTGGCGCCTCCCAGGTGCTCTTGGCTCTGGCCTCCTGCGATGTTGATGGCATAGTCTGTGTCAATGCAGAAACACACGTTGACGCCTGGCAACCCGGTGGGCTCTAACGTGAGGCGCCACGGCCCCGGTGTGTGCTTCGCGCTCATGCCGCCACCTCCGAGTCTCCCGCGATCTTCAGCCCCTCGGCGCTGTCCGAGAACAGGCGCAGCGTCATGGTGACGCCCTTGCTGTCCGTGATCTTCAGCTTGCGGACGAAAAACACGCGCCCGGAGGAAGGAATGACCTGAGCTTCTGTCGGCTCCGGCGTTACGCTGCGCACGTTGTGCATTTGGATTTCCATGATGTCGGTCCTTTCAAAACCAGTGGTGGGGATCGTCGGTGTACGGGTCGTCTTCGGTGTCTTCGACCATGAGTTCTAGGGCGCGGTCGGCAATCCACCGCTTGTTGTCGCGCAGGATGCGGTCTTTCATCTCCATGCGGGCGTGCAGGCACTGCGCGTCGTTGCCGGTCAGGATCAGCGTCCAGAGCTGGTCCACGGTGGCCTCGCTCATGTCCAGGTGCTCGAAACCGCGCACATCGGTGGTGCTGCACTCGGGTTGCGTGATATGCGCGTTGAGCCAGTCGCTGGTGGTCCAGGCGTCGGCCAGCAGTTCGTCGGCCGCATCGGCGCGGTGGCTGTCGCTGGGCTCTCGGTCGCCATCCCAGCGCGGGTCGCGCGGGTCGGTGCACGGCCCCCAGGTGGCGCTGTCGCCGGGGCCGTAGGTGGTGTATTGCATGGTCTGTGGGCTCCTGTGGTTTAGATGAAGGCCGCGATCAGGCAGCCGAGGGTGATGCCGAAGGCGGCGGCGAAGGTGTAGTCGATGGGGCGGAGGGGTTGCATGGTGGCTTCAGATGGCCGCTGCGGCGGCTTCGATCATGGAGCGCATGGCGGCCGACTTGTAGTTCGTCAGTGCGGCTTGCAGGTTGTTGAAACGCTTGCCCATGCCGCGCCACACTTTGTGCGATGCGTTCTGGTTGCACACTTGCACGTACCAAGGAGCGATCCAGATGTGCGCCGACTGATTGCCGCAGGTCAGTTCAATCAGGTGGCTGTCGTTGATCTTGTCGTGGCGGGTGATGAGGACTTGCATGTTGCGTCTCCGGTTGCGTGTTGCGATGGAATGAATTCTGCGCTCACTGGACACCGATGTCCAATGCTTTCAACAATCCCGACAAAACCGAATGGACATAAATGTCTGTTCAGCGATAGACATCCATGCCACAATCCGCCACATGATTACCCGTGAACAACTCTCAGAGCTGCTGCGGCAGGTTGACGCGAAAGCGCTGGCCGCCGAGGCAGGCGTCAACATCAAAACGATCTACCGGCTGCGGCACGGCGAGAACTCGCCTCGGCTCGAGCTGGTCGAGCGCCTGGTGGCCGCTTGTCGCAAGCTGAAGGGGCGCAAAGCATGAGCGCCCTGGACACCACACACATGCGCCTGGTGGAACTCACAGAGCGGCGCGGCCAGAAGATCACGGCGCGAGACATCGCCACGGCGCACATGGCAATTGCTGCGCTGGATCATCTGCGAGAGCTGTCCGAGCGCAACATGCAGGCGTATGGCCACCAGCTAAGCACCAGCGTAGACCGCGGCATCCAGTTGGACACCGTGCGCGAAATGCTCGGGCAGATTCGGGAGATTCTGGAGTGAAACAAGGCGACCGCGTGCGCCTGTCAGATGGCCAAGACGCCATGGTGCTGGAGGTCAACGTGGCAACCCTGCGCGTGGCCCGCATTCGCCCCGATTGGCCGTTTCCCGGCCTGCCTGAGTCGGTGCTGCGCGGCACGGTCAAGCGTCTGCCGTCGCGGTATCTGCGGGAGACGCCTGCAGATGTGGAGCCGGCCCGGTGGTAACCGGGCCTCGATGATTTTTTAACCTGCGGCGTGGCCGCAACGAAAGGAGAGAGAGTGCAAAACTACGAGGACTTCGTGGCCGGCAAGCGCCGCGCCGAGGTGGGCACTGGCCACCAGCCGGGAGAACTGAACCCGCATCTGTTCGACTTTCAGCACGCCATCGTTTCGTGGGCCGTCAGGCGTGGGCGGGCGGCGATCTTTGCGGATACGGGGCTGGGCAAGACCCTGATGCAACTGTCATGGGCTGACGAGGTGGCATCGCACACGAATGGCGCGGTGCTGATCCTGGCGCCGCTGGCCGTGTCAGAGCAGACCATCGAGCAGGGCTCTACGTTCGGCATCACGGTGCGGCGGGTTCCTCACGGTGGCTCACCTGATGCGCCTGGCGTCTGGATCACGAACTACGAGCGCATGGATGCCATCGACTTCGGCGGCTTGCACGGGCTTGTGCTGGACGAATCAAGCATTCTCAAGGCGCACGATGGCAAGACTCGCACGCGCATCATTGAGTCTGCGCAGGGCGTCCCGTACCGCCTGAGCTGCACGGCAACTCCGAGCCCTAACGACTTCGAGGAGTTGGGCAACCAGTGCGAATTCCTCGGCGTGATGACGCGCACCGAGATGCTGGCCACATACTTCGTCAACGACACCGGAGACACCGGCACATGGCGCCTGAAGGGATGGGGTGCCTCGAAGTTCTGGGAATGGATGGGCACATGGGCCGTGGTGCTGCGCAACCCTTCGGATCTCGGGTTCGACGGTTCGCGCTACGTGCTTCCTGCCCCGCAATACCTCGAGCATGTGGTCGAGACAGACCCGCTGGGCAACGACCTATTCAGCCGGCCTGCGCAGACCCTGACAGAGCGCCGTCAAGCGCAGCGCGGCAGCATTGAGCAGCGGTGCCGGGCGCTGGCCGATGTGGTCAATTCGGAATCGTCTGAGCCGTGGCTGATCTGGTGCCATTTGAACGACGAGGCCGAGCTGCTGCAGAGCCTGATTCCTGGCAGCATCAACGTGCAAGGGTCAGACAGTGCCGAATACAAGGCCGAGCAGATGATGGCCTTCAGCCGTGGCACTCTGCGCGTGCTCATCAGCAAGCCGAAGATTTGCGGCTTCGGCATGAACTGGCAACACTGCGCACGCATGGCGTTCGTCGGGCTGGATGACTCGTTCGAGAAGTTCTACCAAGCCGTGCGCCGATGCCATCGGTTTGGCCAGAAGCGCAGCGTGCAGGTGCATCTGTTCACTGCCGAGAACGAAGGCCAGATTCTGCTGAACCTCAAGCGCAAGGAAGAGCAGCACCACGAAATGAGCGCGAACATGATCGAGCACATGAAAGACATCATGAACCATGAGCTGTCTGGGCAGCAAAACATCGTGGACGAATACCGCGAGGACACTCACGAAGGCGACGGGTTTACCGTGCATCTGGGTGACTGCGTGAAGTGGACTCGGCGCATGGCAGACAACAGCATCGATTACTCGGTGTTCTCGCCCCCGTTCGCTGATCTGTTCGTCTACTCAAACAGCGACCACGACATGGGCAACTGCCGCGACGATGCGGAGTTCGTGGCCCAGCTTCGCTATCTGATCGGCGAGTTGTTCCGCATCATCAAGCCTGGGCGCAATGTCAGCTTCCACTGCATGAACCTGCCGACCACCAAGATGCGGCAAGGGTTCATCGGCCTGCGTGATTTTCGGGGCGACCTGATCCGCGCATTTCAGGATGCCGGCTTCATCTACCATTCAGAGGTGTGCATCTGGAAAGACCCCGTAGTGGCCATGCAGCGCACCAAGGCGCTGGGCCTGCTGCACAAGACCATCCGCGAAAATGCCAGCATGTCGCGCATGGGCCTGCCTGACTACGTGGTGACGATGCGCAAGCCTGGAGACGCCGAGCCGCGTGTAACGCATGGCGATGATCTGCCTGTCATGATGTGGCAGAAGTACGCCAGCCCGATCTGGAGCGACATCGACCAGGGCCGCACGCTGAACAAGCTGCCAGCCCGCGACGAGAACGACGAAAAGCATATGTGCCCGCTGCAACTGGACGTCATTGAGCGGTGCATCCATCTGTGGACGAATCGCGGAGACTTGATCTTCAGCCCGTTCACTGGCATTGGCTCTGAGGGCTACTGCGCAGTGAAGATGGGCCGTAGATTCGTCGGCACTGAACTGAAGCCGCAGTATTGGGAGTTGGCCGTCGAGAACATCATGGACGCCACACGCGAGCAGCGCGGGCTATTCGCAGCATGACCCGAGGCCGCGAAACCCTGCGCGAAGTCATGCTTCGCAACCAAGCCGCGATGGATCGCTACTCCGCCATCAGCGGCAAGCCTCGCGTGCTGCTGGATATACCGCCTGAGCCGGCCAAGCGCGAGCCGCGCAAAACGTCAGGCCAGCCCACTGAGGCGCAGATTCTCAAGGCCATCATGGCGCTGCTGAAGCGCCATCCGAGGGTGGCCAGTTGCTGGCGCGTCAATTCAGGCACGTTTCAGGAGCGCAACCGCGACGGATCGGTGCGGTACATCCGGGCGAACACGGCCAATGGCATGAGCGACATCATGGGCGTGCTGAAAGACGGGCGCACGCTGGCTATTGAGGTCAAGTCCGCCACCGGTCGCATGCGTCCAGGCCAGGAGGAGTTCCTCGCCACGATCCGCCAGGCGGGCGGCGTGGCCGGGGTTTGCCGGTCTGTTGAGGATGCGCAGGCGTTGCTGGCATGACCGTCGATGACGACTACCGCGCCAGCGCTTGCACTGGAAAAATCGCGTTCGCGTCGTTTCTTCAGGCCCAGCGCGTAGGCGAACGCGCCTCGCGCCGTGGCCGCAGCCGGCAGATTTACCACTGCCCGTTCTGCCACCAGTTTCACCTGGGCCGCAGGCCCATCACCAAGCGGCGCAACCGCATCACCATAGAGGACACATGAGCTACGACAACACGAACAGCGGACTCCTGGCCAAGAACGACAAGCAGGGCAACGATTCCAGGCCGGACTATCGGGGCTCGATTAACGTCGACGGCACGGAATACTGGCTCAGCGCCTGGATCAAGACCGGGCGCGACGGCACCAAGCTGGCGGGGCAGAAGTACATGAGCCTGTCGGTGCAACCGAAGGACGATTGGGGCACGCCTGCGCCTGCACCGGCCCCGGCACCGGCTGCCGCGCCGGCACCGGCCCGCATGAACCAGGACCAGCGCGATGCTATGGCCATCCGTGACAGGGAACAGCGGGCGCGTCAGGCCCCTGCGCCTGCGCCTCGGGCGCCGACGAGCTTTGATGACATGGATGACGACATCCCGTTCTGACCATTGACTCAGGCCCCGATGACGGGCCTATACTGAACAAGAGGCAGCGCCGTGCGGCCTCGATTTTGACAGCACGGATGGGGGAATCATGCTGATATCGAACTACGAGGATGCCGCTTTCCGTAACAAGCGGCTGGAGAAGTGCCTGCGAATCTGGATGACGATCATGGGCGTCACCCGTGAGCAAGCAGACCGACTTATCTTCTCACTGCACGACCACAAGGGCGCCCTTCATGTTCTCTGGAACGATGATCCAACAGAGAGGCAGAAGCTGGCCTTCGTCGATGCGTGGAATGAGTGCTGCGAATATGTAGTTCATCATTCCACGAACCTGAGCGAACAACCCTACGCGGACGCTTGACCATGGCCGGCCTCGACTTCGACGGCCTGGCCCGTCAGCTTCTCGCATCGGCTGAAACTCACCTTTCATCCTGGCTGCCAGCCGGCCGCAAGCGCGGCAATTCCTGGGTGGCGGGCGATCTGAGTGGCGCCGCAGGGCAATCGCTCAAGGTCAACATCACCACGGGCGCATGGGCTGACTTTGCAACCGGCGACCACGGGAGCGACCTTGTGAGCCTCTACGCGGCCATCTACAGCCTTCCGATGGGCGAAGCCTACCGAGAACTCGGGGGCGAAACCAAGCCGGCTACGCGCATGAACGGGCACCACGCGAAGCCCCAGGCGCAGCAAGAACCTACGCGCCGCGTGGTGACGCCAGTGCCTGAAGCCTGCGCCGACTGCCCCTGCACGCACCCGCGCTACGGCCCGCCGGCCGCGCGGTGGACTTACTTCGATGGCAACGGCGAAGTGCTGGGCTATGTGGCCCGATACGAACCCGCAGGCGAGCGCAAGCAGATTGTCCCGTGGACATGGGACGGAGAGCGCTGGGGAATGGGCCAGTGGCCATCTCCAAGGCCGCTGTACGGCCTGCAGGAGCTTGAGGCGCGGCCAGAATCCGCCGTGTTGGTGGTGGAGGGCGAGAAGGCCGCAGACGCTGCGCGACGGTTTGCCGCTCCCTACGTGGTCATCACTTGGCCTGCCGGCGCCATGGCAACGGACAAGGCCGATTGGACGCCGCTGACGGGCCGCAAGGTGCTGCTGTGGCCAGACGCAGATGAGCCTGGCAAAAAGGCTATGCAGCGTGTGGCGCAGATCATCCATGAGCGGGCGTCCGAGGTTAAGGTGCTCGACGTTGCAGACCAGCCTGACGGGTGGGACGCGGCAGACGCGGAGTTCACCGGCTGGGCTGACTGCAAGGCCTGGATGACTTCCCGTGTGTCGGTGAGGGCGCCTAGCGCATCGGTTCCGGTGGTTCAGCGGGCGGCAGAGGTCATTGACGCCGACACCGGGGAGATCGAGCCGATACCGCCAGAGTTCTCCGACGACTCGCTGGCGCTGGAGTTCGTGGCGCAGTTCGGGGCTGGTCTTCGGTGGTCCCCGGGACTCGGCTGGATGCACGACGAAGGCACGCACTGGAAACGCGACGACCACCTGATACGGTTCGACTTGGCCCGCAAGACGGCGCGCACTGTGGCCATGCTGGCAGACGCCAAGATCCGCAAGCCGATCACCAGCGCGAAGACCGTCAACGCCCTGCTGTTTCTGGCGCAGTCTGACCCGGACATCGTGGTGCCGGCGGCACAGTGGGACAACGACCCGCTGATGCTCAACACGCCTGACGGGCTGGTTGATCTGCGCACCGGCAAAACGCACCAGCGAAACCGCCAGCAGTATCTGACGCAGCTTTGCAGAGTATCGCCAGACGCTGGGCAGAAAACCGAGCATTGGCTGCGGTTCGTTTCTCAAGTGTTTGTGGATGACGCCGACACAATCGAGTTTGTGCAGCGCATGTGCGGGTATTGCCTTTCAGGCGACAGGCGCGAGCAGAAGCTGTTTTTCGCGCACGGGCAGGGCAGCAACGGAAAATCTACGCTGCTGGACATCCTGATGTGGATCATGGGCACCTATGCGCTGAAGCTGCCCACGACGGCGCTGATGGCAAGCCGAAACGAGCGCCATCCGACCGAGCTGGCCCAGCTTCACGGCAAGCGTCTGGCCGTCAGCAACGAGCTCGAGGAGGGCAGCTTCTGGGCTGAGGCGCGCATCAAGGAACTGACCGGCGACGAAACCCTGACGGCGCGCTTCATGCGGCAGGACAACTTCACGTTCACCATGAGCCACAAGCACCTCATTGCAGGCAACCACAAGCCCCGGCTGAAGGGTGGCGACCCTGCAATGGCCCGCCGCATGGTGTTGGTGCCGTTCCTGCAGAAGTTTGAGGGTGCTGCCAAGGATGCCAAGCTACCCGAGAAGCTGAAGGCCGAAGCCCCCGGCATCATGGCCTGGACCATTGAGGGCGCTCGCAAATGGTACGCTGACGGCCTAGCCATCCCTGGCAGCGTTGAGGACGCCAGCCGCGACTACATGGCCGAGCATGACGACATCGCCATGTGGATCGAGGAGTGCTGCAAAACGGACGCAGGCACACACGCCAGATCGTCGGACCTGTACGCATCGTTCAGGCGCTGGAAGCAATCCAGGGGCGAGCATGAGCCTTCGCAGACCGTATGGGGTGAGAAGATGACCCTTGTTCCGGGGCTGCGCAAGGTCAAGATGGCCGGGATCATGACGCTGAAGGGCATCGACTTGAATGCAACGGAGAAGGCGCGGAATCAGGGTTTACCCTAGGTTTTTTGGTTTAGGGGAGGGTAGGGGATACTTATCCTGTTTGATACGTCACGCGCGCACACGCACGCGATACCCGATAAACAGGATGACCCTCCCCTAGTCTCCCCTGAGTGGTCACTAACTTTTAGGAGATGAAGATGGCAAACAAACCGACCAAATCCGGAAGCCCTGAGCGGGCGAAGATGGAGGATTCGGTGCTGGCGCACATGAATTCAGGGCTCACATGCTGGAAGGCTTGCGAGAAGGCCAAGGTTCCTCACAGCACGTTCATGCTCTGGGTGAGTCAGGATGCTGCGCTTGCTGACCGGTACGCGCAGGCGCGGGAAGACTTCATCGAGAAAGTCGCCAGTGAATTAATGGATATATCCGACCAAGACCCTGAAACTGTCGATGGCAAAAAGGATTGGGCCGCGATCCAGAAACACAAACTGCAGGTAGATACTCGCAAGTGGCTGTTATCGAAACTCGCCCCGAAAAAATACGGCGACATGATCAAGCTGGCCGGCCACGACGGCGGCGCGGTGAAACTCGTCGCGCAGTCTGACGATGAGAAACTCTGAGCGTGGATGGAGAGAGCAAATGCCTATTGCACTTGACGACAACGGACTGGCCTTTTTGCGCACAAAGCTAAAGACCGGAGAGTACGACGGCGCAGACATCATGCAAGCATGGATTGCATTAGACGAACTGCGCGAATTGCGGGCTTGGCGCGACAAAGCGTTTGAAGTCCACCCGAACCTTGACATTGACATTGACATTGAGGCGCTGGGCAACTCGACCCAACGCGCCGGTTAACCTGATCCGCAACGCCACGCCTGAACCATTCCGCGACCTGTTGCTTTCGATAGCGCGCAAGGCGCATAACACACGATGGCATTCCAGCTAACCGACCGCCAGAAGTCCGCTCAGCAAGTCCTGAGCGGTGACGCCACGCACCTGATGCTGTTCGGTGGCTCGCGCAGCGGAAAGACGTTCCTGCTCACGCGCAACGTGGTCTTTCGGGCGCTGAAGGCGCCGAACAGCCGGCATGCGATCTTCCGGTTCAGGTACAACCACCTGAAGGCGTCCGTCGTGCTGGACACGTTCCCCAAGGTCATGCGGGCCGCGTATCCCGGCGTGTCCTGGGAAATGCACCAGCAGGACGGTTACGTCAGCTTCCCCGGTGGCTCGCAAATCTGGTTTGCTGGCCTGGATGACAAGGACAGGACCGAGAAGATCCTGGGCCAGGAGTTCGCCACGCTGTACTTCAACGAGTGCAGCCAGATCCCGCTTTCGAGCATCGACACCGCGCTGACCCGCCTAGCGCAGAAGGCCGAGCAGCAGATCGAAGGTAGATCGCCTGTCCCGTTGCGCCTGCGGGCCTACTACGACTGCAACCCGCCCAGCAAGACGCACTGGACGTACCGCCGATTCGTAGAGAAGCGCGACCCCGACACCCGGCTGGGCCTGCCGCGGCCCGAGGACTACGCGGCTTTCAGCATCAACCCGACCGACAATGCCGCGAACCTGAGCCCGGAATACCTGCGGATGCTGGAGTCACTGCCGGCCAGGATGCGGGCGCGATTCCTTGAGGGCCGATTCGCAGACGCGAACCCGAACGCCCTGTTCCCAGAGGAGCATATCGACCGATGGCGCGTGCTGGACGGCGCCGTGCCGCAACTGGTGCGCGTGGTGGTCGCAGTGGACCCGAGCGGCGCGGACGACGAAGCCAGCGCGGACAATGACGCCATCGGCATCGTCGTGGTCGGCCTGGCCACGGATGGCGCGTGCTACCTGCTCGAGGACCTGACCGTGAAAGCCGGCCCTGCAACCTGGGGCCGCGTGGCCGCAGAGGCATTCGACCGGCACAGCGCCGACTGCGTGGTGGCTGAGGTGAATTACGGCGGCGCGATGGTGCGCCAGGTGATCGAGACAGCGCGCCCGCGCACGCCGTTCCGCCCGGTGACGGCCAGCCGGGGCAAGGTGGTGCGAGCCGAGCCGTTCTCGTCGCTGTATGAGCAGGGCAAGGTCCGGCATGTGGGCATGTTCCCCGAGCTGGAGGACGAACTCAGCGGGTTCTCCACCACCGGCTACACCGGCAGTCGCAGCCCGAACCGCGCCGATGCGCTGATCTGGGGTCTGGCCGCGTTGTTCCCCGCAATCACGGGAGCGACGGCGAAGAAACCGGACATCGCCGGCCTGGTAGTTCCGACCGCGCACCGATGGCGATAGACTTTCACCCGCTCGCGTAGCATAATCGCGCCCGATGCGCAATCCCCGGAGTCCCTGATGGCCAGAGAATCAACCGAACAGCGGCTGGTGCGCGTTCACGCTGAGGCCATGCGCGAGTTCGACAACATCCAGGGCGCGCTGCGCGATGAGCGCTTGCAGTGCTTGCAGGATCGGCGGTTCTACTCCATCGCCGGGGCGCAGTGGGAAGGCCCGCTGGGTGCGCAGTTCGAGAACAAGCCGAAGATGGAGGTCAACAAGATCGCCCTTGCGGTGCAGCGGATCTTCTCCGAGTACCGCGCCAACCGCGTGACGGTGGACTTCGTGTCAAAAGAGGGCAAGGAATACGACCCGCTGGCCGAAACCTGCGACGACCTGTACCGCGCAGACGAGCAGGACAGCGGCGCCGATGAGGCGTATGACAACGCATTCCAGGAGGCCGTGGGCGGCGGCTTCGGCGCCTACCGCCTGCGCACGGTCTACGAGAACGAGGAAGACGACGAGGACGAGCGCCAGCGCATCAAGATCGAGCCGATCTTCGACGCCGACTCCTCGGTGTTCTTTGACCTGCAGGCCAAGCGCCAGGACAAGGCCGATGCCAAGCGGTGCTTCGTGCTGACCAGCATGACGCCTGACTCGTACCGCGAGGCGTACAACGACGACCCGGCGTCCTGGCCAAAGGAAATCCACCAGTATGAGTTCGATTGGTCTACGCCTGACGTCATTTATGTGGCCGAGTATTACCGGGTCGAGATGGTGTCGGAGACGGTTCGCATCTTCCAGAGCCTGGATGGCGAGGAGGAGCGTTACCGCGACAGCGAACTGGACGACGAGATGCTGGCCCAGCTTGAGGCCATCGGCAGCGTCGAGGTGCGCCAGAAGCGCATCAAGCGCCAGCGGGTGCGCAAGTACATCCTGAGCGGCGCGAAGGTGCTGGAAGACGCCGGGTACATCGCCGGCAAGCACATCCCTATCGTTCCGACCTACGGCCGCCGCTGGTTCATCGACAACATCGAGCGGTGCGCCGGCCATGTCAGGCTGGCGAAAGATGCGCAGCGCCTGGCGAACATGCAGCGCAGCAAGCTGGCCGAGATTGCCGCGCTGTCCAGCGTCGAGAAGCCGATCCTGGTGCCCGAGCAGGTCGCCGGCCATCAGGTCATGTGGTCCGAGGACAATCTGAAGGACTACCCGTACCTGCTGCTGAACCCGATCACGGGCGCAGACGGGAGCCAGCAGGCCGCAGGCCCGGTGGGCTACACCAAGAGCCCGCAGATTCCCCCGGCCATGGCCGCACTGCTGCAGATCAGCGAGCAGGACATCCGCGACGTTCTGGGCAACCAGGAGCAGGGCGACAAGATCGTCGCCAACGTCAGCGGCAAGGCCGTGGAGATGGTGCAGCAGCGCCTGGACATGCAGACGTTCATTTACATGAGCAATCACGCTGTGGGCGTGCGCCGAGGCGGCGAGATTTGGCTCAGCATGGCCCGCGAAATCTACGTTGAGCCAGGCCGCAAGATGAAGGGCATCGGCTCGCAGGGCCAGATGAGCACCATTGAACTCATGCGTCCGGTCATGAGCGAGGACGGCGAGGTCGAGCACGAAAACGACCTGAGCGAAGCCGAGTTCGACCTGGCTGTTGAGGTCGGCCCGAGCAGCAGCAGCAAGCGTGCCGCGACGGTGCGCTCGCTCACGGCGATGATGGCTGTCACGCAAGACCCGGACGCCCTGCGCGTGCTCCAGGCTGCCGCGCTGATGAACATGGAAGGCGAGGGCCTGACCGAGATCAGCGATCACTTCCGCAGGCAGTTGGTGCAGATGGGCGTGATCAAGCCGACCGATGAGGAGGCCGCGCAGATGGCGCAGGCTGGCGCGAATCCTGACCCGAATGCCATATTCCTGCAGGCTGCAGCAGAGGAGGCCCAGGCCAAGGCCGCGAAGGCTCGCGCCGATGTGGTGGCGACCGTGGCCGATGCCGAGCTGACCCAGGCCAAGACCATGGAGACGCTGGCCAAGGTCGGCGGCGAGGGTGGGGGTGCGATGATGCAGCCGCAGCCGGCGCCCGCGCCCGAGCCCGCAGCGCCGCAGATGGATCCGTTCGAGGCGGCCAAGCGCGAGCTGGAGCTTGAAAACATGCGGATGGACAACGCCGCGAAGTTTGCTGCCCTGGCCAAGGCGCTCAAGCAGCAGCAGGCCGAGGAAGAATCCGGCAGCGAAGAAGAATCAAGCGCCGATGAGTCCGATGATAAAGTCAGCGAAACCCTGGACGAACTGAAGTCCATGGTTGAATCGTTGGCCAGGCAGGTCGCGGACATGAGGCCGCAGCAGCCGATCATCGTGTCTACGGGCGGCGGCGGCAAGAAGATCCAGATCACCAAGACCTCCACCGGGTTCTCCGGTGAGGTTGTCAACGAAGACTGAAAGGGGCCTGAACCATGTCCATGACCAACGCCGCCGAAGCGGCACTCCTCGACCTCCTGTTCCTAAACGTGGACTGGGCCGACATTGGCGACGCTGCGGGCCTGCAGAACTCGGCCACGGCGGGTTCGTTTTACATCTCGCTGCACAGCGCAGACCCCGGCGAGGCGGGCAACCAGAGCACCAACGAGATCAGCTACACCGGCTACGCCCGCGTGGCTGTGAACCGCACGGCAGGCGGCTGGACGCGAACGGTCAGCACCATCGCCAACACCGCGCTGGTGCAGTTCGGTCAGTGTACGGCGGGCACCGCCACGGCCACGCACTTCGGCATCGGCACGGACTCCACGGGCACCGGCAACCTGCTGCTGAAGGGTGCGCTGAATGCCAGCCTGTCCATCAGCAACGGCATTCAGCCGCAGTTTGCTGCTGGTGCCATGACCGCTACGGTGGACTGATGTGGTGTACCGCTGCGCTCACTGTCGGGAACTGCTGACGCTGACAGACAACGAGTTGTCTCAGTGCTCAGAGCATCCTGACGGGGGCGTGGAGTGGTCACCCGACGAGGTGGAGTGGATACCGCTGGAGAACCCTGATGCCGTTTAGGTCCGTTGCCGAGGTGGCAAATGCCGTCGAGCAAGGGCGGCATCACATCCAGCATTTCATCCGCACATCGGTTTACGGTAGTTTCGGGACCAACCCGTTTGGTGATTTCAGCGTCGGCAGCGGCATCCCGTCTTACAACGCATACGTTGGCACCGCGCTTGAGGCCACGCAACTCATCGGCTCCCGCAACAACAGCATCTATGTCGGCCCCGGCATCAGCACGGAGCGGTATCTGCTCAGTATGTCGTTGACGCATGGCGGCACCACGGGCTTTCTGCCTTCGGTCTACTTTCTCGACTATTTGATGTTTT